TGGAGTGCTACTGGATACCTACTACCATGTTGTTGGATGGATCATGAAAACATGAACCTAATACCTGAACTTGTGCAAGAAAAATTCAAGGTAGAGAATGTAGATAAAATAAGTGATATAATAAAATCAGATGAGTGGCAATCTTTTTTCGATACTATCAAGAACGATCAAGATAATGCTCCCCATGTTTGTCATCATTACTGTGGATCATGTACGGAATCAACTTAGATCTATCAAATAGGTGTACAAATAGATGTCCTGGTTGTGCAAGAGATAAGTTCAAACATATACCTGGTTCAGATCTTACTGAATCAGATATGGAAAAAATATCTAATTTTTTTCAAGCAATAACTTTTTGCGGTCAGGTATCTGATCCAGTTTTACATCCAAAGTTTCATGAATTACTTCATATATGTCTCAAAAAGAATAGAAAGGTTGTGGTGCACACTGCTGTAGCATCAAGACCAAAGATGTGGTGGACAAAATCTTTTATAATGTCAAGAGGTAAAAATATAGAATGGGTATTTGCTATAGATGGTTTACCTAAAGATAGTCATAAGTATAGAGTAAATCAAGATGGAGAAAAGTTATTTGATATTATGTTGAAGTGTGCATCTTTTGGTGTGCCTACTACATGGCAGTATATTGTTTTCAATTACAATCAGAATGATGTTGAGCAATGTAAGAAGATAGCAAACGACCACAATATAAAATTTATGAAAATTGATTCTGGTAGGTGGGGCACAGACGCTTTGAAATCTTTACAACCCGATGATAATTTCTCTGAGGTTGATGGTGTTTCCGTGAGAAAGTACGTATAGTGGCACAATTTTATAAATAATTTCAGTCTAAAAAGAAGGACCCATAG